CCACAGCACAACTATTTACAATGGTGAATGTGTTAAAATCTCTAGCGGTTATGTAGTAGGCGGAAACGGTTCTGCTGCAAATATCTTAGGTGTTTTGAACGGAATATTCTTTAACGCGGCTACAACTTTGAAGCCAACGTTCTCGAACTTCTACAAAGCAACTATTACACCAGCTAACAGTGAAGACACAACAGCCTTTGTAATAGATAACCCTTTCCAGCAGTACGTGGTAAGTTCAGACGCAGCAAGAACTCAGGCGCAGTTCCTAGCAACATACGACATGAATTCATCAGCAGGTAGTGATACCACTGGTAAATCTTCATCGACTTTGGATACTAGTGAAACTAGCGCTGATGGAAAACAGTTCAGACTGATTAGAACAGCAGAAGATCCTGAAAATGAGGATATTACTGCACAGTTCTTTTCAGGTGTTGTTGTACCGAATCTTAACTCGTACAACCAAGTATAATAGGAGTAATTAGACTATGGCAATATCAAGATCACAACTAGTTAAAGAACTAGAGCCTGGCCTGAATGCACTATTTGGGCTGGAATATAAAAGGTATGAAAATCAGCATGCTGAGATTTATACTAGCGAAAACAGTGA